TATTCTATTTGTAATCATTTCTTTAGCTATACCTTCTTCATCTACTCCATCAGCTTTAAATAATTCTTTACCTTCTTCTGAAAGGATTTCTATAAACTTATCTGTTGTATTTGTTATCATAATTTTTATATTTTTAACCTACTATTGTCCAACCTTTGTCTGTCGCTATTGCTCTTTCTGGCACTGTTAATCCTGCTGCTCCCCAATTTCCAGTTATAGTAATTGTTTGACCTACTACTATTGCTAAATTATTAAATATATCTACTAATGCTGATTGTGAAAGCTTACAATTTAAATAAGATATTGTTACTTTAGTCCCAGACATTGCTCCTTTTGAAAGAGAATTGCAATTAAGAAACATATTTGAGTTGTCAATTGAAGAAGATAAATCCAATAATGGAATAGTTTGTAAATTATAACAGTCCTTGAACATATTACTTACATTGGTAGCTAATGATATGTCTAACAAGGGTATAGTGGTAAGTGTAGAACACGCATTGAACATCTCAGGAATACTAGGAGCACTAGAGGGTATTGATATTTGCACATATTTTAAACTAGTGCATCTATAAAATAACCTATAAATATAATTACTATCTATAGAATCTATTTGAACACTTTGCAAATTTTTACAATCATCAAATAAACTAGTAAATCCTGATGTAACTGAATTACTGCCTACTAAAACAAATTGTTCTAATAAACCTAAGTTTCCACCAGAGCTGCTAACCTTCATATTAAGCAAATTGCTAAAACTAAGTTTAACATCCAACCAATTATAAGAATAATCTTGTAGATTTGCCTGAGTGTGTTTTTTTTGCATATCAAAATATTCAATATGGTTTCCTCCTTGTGGAGTTACAGTTACAATCGCTTGTCTATACCCTCTTGTTGAATTAGTACCTACAAAGTCATTGTAGTTATATTGATGATATGCAGTCGTATAACTTACAAAATTTTCAACAACTCCATCTCCCCAGTCTACTGTATATGCTTGTCCAAAACTAAAAGCTATAAAATTACTATCTTCATAAATAGCATATAACCCTACAAACTTTTCATCTAAATCTACTACTAATGAATCTATTTCTAACCAATCAGCAGGTCTTTGGTAACCATCTCCTCCTCCTGTTACTATCTCATCTACCTTAGCAGGATATCCACTAAGTAATATTTCTGTTCCTACAGTTACACCTTTTGCTTCTATAGATAATCGGATAGCTTCTTTCTCATCTATCTTTGCCTGTAATGCTGTTGCTATACTCATAATTATATTGCTAATAAGATTGTTTCAATATCTCCTATTGTATCAGTATTATCTGTTATAGCTGTGGCTTGTGTTGGTGTAATTCCAACTTTAGCATTGTTAGTAACTATATCACTCGCTTGTGTAGTTGTTATGCCTACTTTATTAGTATTTAAATCCACTTCTGATTGTCTAATAACCGCTTCATCATCATTTAAATTAACAACTGATTTTATTTGCGTTGCTTCATCACCTGTAAATGTATCTCCTGTGTTTTTATTTGGATAACTTATTTTGCTCATAATTATGCTAATTTAAAAGGGAATGTATATGTGAAATCTATATTATTCAAAATAGGCTGTATAATATTTATTTGCTCTCTTGTGATTATAAACTTTAACATATCATCTTTAAAATTTATATTTGTAGGGTTTGATTTGATAACATATTTTTCATCCCTATATTTAAAATACATTGTTTTAGGGTCAATAATTATATCTAATCTATTTCTTAGTGTAATAGTTAAATTCAAGTCGGTATAAATCAAACCTAAATCTGTTATTAATTTAGAGTTTTTTAAAGTTTCAATATTACACCAACTAGAAGTAACTGAAGTATCACTAACAGTTGAACCAACAGTTGAACCACCAAAACCATCAGCAAATAGTGTTGTTTGGTATATTTCAACTCGTTTATTATAACCCCTACTTCTCATTATAATATAAATCTTTTATATTGGTTTAAAGCTTGTTTGTTTAATGGTGAAATATCTGCCATAGTTTTACCACTTTCTTTACCGTAGTAGTAAATGTCTATTATCTCATAAGCCACTTCTATTAATGCTTGTGGTATATCAGCAACATCATAACCAACGTTTATATCTAATAAACCGTTCTCACTACCATACGTATAATTAGTGTATAATGTTTTGTTTTCTATTTCGTCATAGTCAGCTTCAATTGGTAATGTATAACTATTAATAGGATAGTCATATATTCTGACACACCCATTAACTAATCTATACTCTTTATCTCTTGCAAATAAAATATGATTTGTGTAATTCTCAACATAAGACAAAGCACCGCTAATCATTCTAGTAATTTGTGCGTCATCTTCTGTTAAAGTATCATCTATTCTAAGATATACCTTTGCATCTGCTAACGATATGATGTCTAAATATGCCATTATTTTTTAGTTTTCTTTGTTTTTGCTTTTGGTTGTTCTAAATAGTCTTTTGAACCTTTAAAATCTACACCATCATAATTATCACCAACTTTATATGTTAATTTAGTTTTATGACTGTAAAATTGTTTTATAACTTTCATATTTTGTTTTATTAAAACCCCTCACAATTAAGCGAGGGGTTAATTATTAATCAACTACTTATGCAGTAGCAGTAAAATCACCATAAACAATTGCTAATTTATCCTCAACAGCTAAAGCAACTTGTGCTTCAATTCTAGCTGTAACTTGGTTTTTTACAAAATTTGTTCCTTCTTCTTCACTAAAATCTAAAGAAAGACCTTCAGTTGTAATCTTATTAATTCTACTCCAATCAGCAACAAAGTACTTATTAGCAGTCACCCAAGTAGCTTTTAATAAAGGAATACCATTTATTCTCAATACACCACCGTCTAAAGAAACAACACCCGGTAAACCATAACCAGCACCTGTAGATTTTTCAGTAATTAAAATATCCCAATAATCAGCCGGTGTCATTACAATTGCATTAACATCTCTATCTAAGCCATCTAATTTAGCCACCTCTGCAATAAGCATTTCAATCTTATTTTGTCCTGTTATAATCTCAGTCGATGCAGTTGCCTCAGCAATTAAACGAGCGTTAAAATTAGCGTTTTCAGCTTTCATGTAATCTCTACGTAATACATTAGGAATAAACGACTCCAAGTAAGGTAGGTTATTTTTCATTTTCTTAGAGTATCTTGCAAAACCAGCTAAGAAATCAGTACTTACATCAACATTTAAGAAGTCATAATCTATTTGCGTTTTACTAGACCCCTCAGTTTGAGTTGAAACAGAACCTTCACCTACTACTTCACGAGTAAATGTATAAGTACCACCACTAATCATTACATTACCAACTAAATCAGATACATTAGCTTTTTGATTAGGTAATTTAACAACGTCAAAGTTATAATCTCTAGGTTCATCACCTGTAAGATTAGCCGTACCCATATCACCAACTACTTTAGTTTCAAATGAATTGCCTTTTTTAACAGCTTTAATTTTATCAATATTCTCAGTAATAGCAGCTTTTACTAAATCACCTTTAGCAGCATCTTTTTTACCTTTCTCTTGTAATTTAACATCTAATTTATCAGCGTGTGCTTGGATAGCATCTAGCTTAACTTGCATATCATCTTGAACAGCCTTAACAGCAGTTTCAATACTTTCTTTATTTGTAAGTGCAAACGCATCAATAGCATTTTTTACTTCTTCTTTAGACTTTCCTTCTAACTTAGTAGTTAAAGCCTCTAATTGTTCTTTTAATTCCATTATTTTAATGTGTTTAAAAATTTATTAATTATTTGTGTATCTGTAAGCGGCTCAACTTTAGGAGTGATTGGTTCAATCGGCTCTTTTTTAGAAAGTGCTATTAATACTTCTTCTATTTGTTTTAATCTTTCATCAGAGTAATCTAAATTATAAGACTTCTCTATTAATTCTAATATGCCATAATGTCCTTTAATTCCTTTTATACCTTGTACGGTTGCCAACTCATTAGCAGCCCAACTAGATAAAAAGCTATATTCCATTAGTTTATATTCGCTTATAATAGATTTGTTCTTTGCATCTCTATTAATAACTTGATAACCTATACTTAATTCAGCATTAAGTCCGTTATCGTGCATTAACTTTACATCTGTGAACATATCCTTACCTAATGGTTTGTTCATATTAAACTGTGTAGTTGTAAGCAAACCATAAGCATCTTTAGTGTCAATACTTAAAGGCACTCCAATCATCTTTGTAGGGTTGTGGTCTTTTAGTACTCTAATACGTTTATAATTCTCGTTTACTGTTTTATCAAAACTACCTTTAGCTGATATATCGCCATC